AAGTTAACTTCTTATCTGAGCGTGCTGTTTGTACTTTAGGTGCGAATAACTTTGTATTATTCCGTTACGGAGCATAATAACAAATGATTAAATAAAGAGAGGGACATCAGTGTCCCTCTCTATTTTTTTAGTAACAACTTAAATTAAATAAAATGAAAACAAACACAACATCAGTAGATAAGACCTACAAATTAAAAAGCAATGCAACGCCAATATCTTTTACGTTGCCATCTAGAAATACATCTAGATTTCCACTTCTTCACTTTGATGAAGAACAAAATATTAACAGGCCTTTGCGATATGCAAGAAATCAAAAATCACCATTCGAAGATGAACAAGACGGAAATTTTCTTCTTGAACCTGTTATTTTTGATGATGGATTTTTAACTGTTCCAAGAACAAATCCTGTTCTACAACAATTCTTACATTATCATCCTATGAATGGAAATGTTTTTGTAGAAGTAAACAAAACAGTTGATGCTGCAAAAGAAGTTGAAGATTTAAACTTTGAAGTAGACGCATTAATTGAAGCAAGACAATTAAGCATTGAGCAACTTGAAGTAGTAAGTAGAGTAATGTTTCAAAAAGATGTTACAACCGTATCAACTGCAGAGTTGCGTAGAGATGTATTAATATATGCTAAAAGAGAACCTAAATCATTTTTAGAAATACTTAATGACCCTTTACTTAAATTACAATCAAACGTACAATTATTTTTTGCTCATAATTTATTGCAATTCAGAAATGGACAAAGAGAAGTATGGTTTAATACAAAGAGCAATAAGAAGAAAATGATGGGCATACCATTTGGTGAAGACCCATATGAAACAGTTGCTTTATTCTTGAAGTCAGATGATGGTCTTGAGGTTTTAAAGTTCTTAGAAATAAGTCTAAAATAATTGCTATATTTGCATTGTTATTAACAACTAAAAACTTTTAAAATGAACAGAAAATTTTTACAATTTACAATTGGAGCGGCGAATGCTCTTGAAAAAAAATTATTTTCGGCTAACGCTGATTATTTTATCGCAATGCCTACTGATGCCACGTTAACATTTCACGCTTATGCAGCACATGCAGCATCTGATTTAATTACAATTACGTTTACTACTTCTGACCCTTCGTATGCATCACACTATGCAGTTATTGATGCATTAGCTTCTGCTAATAGTGCATCATCTAATCCTACTGCAATTATTGTTCCTGCATTACCAATGGTTGGAGCGACACAACAATTAATTACAAGTATAGGATTTAATTAAGACTAATTAATTTTAAAACAAAGAGGCACTTTAATAGAGTGCCTTTTTTTTTATTATCTTTGTAGTATGATAAACTCTGTAAGGAATACTGTAATTGCTATTTTAAATAAAAATAACTACGGATATATTTCTCCATCTGATTTTAATTTGTATGCTCAACAAGCACAATTAGAATTATTTATGAAATATTTTTCTGATTATAATGCAATTATAAACAAGGAAAATGCTAGGGGGTCAGGAACAGATTATGCCGATTTTGGAAAATCTTTTGCTGAACAAATGGAAGAGTTTATAGTAACGAACTCATTAACAAACACATCGGTAACCACTACTTTATCAAATACATATTACCTCCCATCTTTAACAACTACAGGAGATGAAGAGTATTTAATAAATAAAGTATTGTGCTACTCTAAAATACTCACAAGTGGTGTAAACACATCTGTTGTTGCATCACAATTAATAGATTCATCAGCTAATTTTTTTTTAGCAGGAGTTTCAGTTGGAGATATTGTAACTAATACATCAGTTGCTCCAATGGTAACAGCTACAGTAACATCTGTAAGTGCTACAATACTAGGGCTTTCTGCAAATATATTTACATTAGTGCCTGAGTCTTATAGAATCGTTGATGCTTCAGTTCAAAATGAAGCAGAAAAAGTTACAGCAGGAAAGATAACATTATTAAATATGTCACCTATCACATCGCCATCTGTTAACTATCCCGCATATACTCAAACAGGTGACTCAATAACTTTTTATCCATCAAGTATTATAAACTTACCATTGCAAGTTGAAGCAACTTACTTTAGGTATCCTAAACCACCTAAATGGACTTATATTTCTTTAGCAAATGGTGAGCCTGTATTCGACCAATCACAACTTGATTACCAAGACTTTGAAATAGGAATGCAAAATGAAACTTCATTAGTTGTCAAAATACTTCAGTATTGTGGTATATCAATTAGAGAAACATTAGTTGCTCAATTTGGAAAGCAAGAAGAGATGGAGAACAATGCACAAATACCATAATATATAAAACATGGCGTATATATCACAGTATGAATATTATGAGAATAATGGAAACAATCCCGAGGACTTAAATTGGGGTTCGTACCAATATGTTAGTTTGGCTGATATAGTAACTAACTTTCTTTTAATGTACTCAGGTAATCATTCTTTAGTAAACAACGAAGAAAGATATAAGATATTGTTTCACGCAAAACGTGCAGTTCAAGAACTAAACTATGACGCATTTAAAGAAATAAAAATATTAGAATTAAATGTTCCAAATACATTAAGATATATATTACCTTCTGACTATGTTAATTGGGTGAGAATATCTGTATATGAAAATGGTTTATTAAGACCATTAAGTGAGAACATTCAAACACTTTCATCAAAAGCATACCTTCAAGACAACCTTTCAAATATATTGTTTGACCAAGATGGTAACGCCCTTTCTCCTCAATATTCTAGTATAGATTTTGATAGAATTACAGGAACAAAGAAGTCAATATACTTAAACCAAGCAAGCCAATTTAATGGGCAATCAGGATATAATGTAGATGGGTATTGGTATTTTGATTATGCTATAGGTGCAAGATTTGGTTTAAATACAGAAACGGCAAATGCCAACCCTACATTTACAATAGATAAAAAATCAGGGGTTATAAACTTTGACTCAGGAATGTCTGAGAGATTATGTATTCTTGAATATGTTTCTGATGGAATGGAAAACGGAGACAATTCTTTGATTACTATAAATAAACTATTTGAGGCATATGTTTATGCTTCTATAAAATATGAAATTTTAAACGCAAAGTTTGGTGTCCAAGAGTATATTATTCAAAGAGCTAAAAAAGATAAGCAGGCGTTATTAAGAAATGCAAAGATAAGAATAAGCAATATTCATCCCGGTAGACTTTTAATGAACTTAAGGGGATTAGATAAAATGTTAAAATAATATGCCAAAGTTTACTAGAAATTTTACTGCAGGTAAGATGAACAAAACTTTCGATGAGAGAGTTGTTCCTAATGGCGAGTATATTGATGCAATGAATATCAGAATGGGTTCGACAGAAAATTCTGAATTTGGAGTTATTGAAAATACAAAAGGAAACATTTCACTTACAACTTTAAAGTTTCAAGGCACACTATTAAGTGTAGATGCTAGGTGCATTGGTGCATATGAGGATGGTTCAATAGAAACTATTTATTGGTTTGTACATGACCCTAGTTTTCCATTAGGTAACACAGGTAAGCTTGACTTAATTGTTTCATTTAATACAACCACATTATCTTTAACGTATCATGTTATTACTATAAATAATGGCGGTAACATAGATACAACATTAAATTTTAATCCTCAGTATTTAATTACAGGAGTAAATAAAATAGAAGACTTATTGTTTTTTACGGATAACTATAATGCTCCGAGGTCAATAAATGTAACTAGAAATTATGCTATACCTTCAGGTGCTCCGCTTATTGATGCGGGAAGCACTACAGGACAAGCGCTACTTGAGGAATCAATACTTGTAATTAAAAAACCACCTTTAGAGTCTCCAACTGTACAGTTAGTAAATACTCCGGGAGAACAAAACTTTTTAGAGGAGAGGTTTATATCGTTTGCTTATAGATATTTATATGCCGATGGTCAATACTCAGCTACATCACAATGGTCTGACATTGCTTTTTCACCAAATGGGTTTGAATTAACTATTGAGGCGTATTTGAATGAGGGGATGATAAATGCATTCAATGCTTGTAAGGTAACTTATTTTACAGGAAACTCTCTTGTTTTAGGAATAGACTTATTATTTAAGCAGTCAGAGAGCAATATAATAAAAATAATTGACAAACAAAATAAGGCAGACTTAGGTATTGCAAATGATACATATAAAACTTTAACATTTGACAACAGTAAGATTTTTACTGTTTTACCTGAAGCAGAATTATTAAGATTATATGACAATGTTCCAAGATTTGCTCAAGCTCAAACGCTTATGGGCAATAGAATTATGTATGGTAACTATGTTGAGGGGTATGACTTGGTGTCACTTAATGGACAACCACTACAACTTACATATGAAGCAAATTTAATACAAGAAGACATAGCATCAGAAACTTTAGACTCAAGTGCTCAAACTTCTGTTTATGATATAGATATAACAAATCCAAGTTATAGTGTACCTAGTTCTATTTTAAGAATAGACTTTGCTTCTTTTGGCCCAAATTATAATACAACTTTAATAGTTGGGGCTACAATACAAGTCCAATTAGAATTTACACACGACAGTTATACAGGCGGCACGCCTACTCAACCAACGGGTAATACAAGTATTTCATTGACATTTACTCTTGCTCAAAATTATTTAAGTCCATATGCTTTGTCTCAAAGTGCTGAATTTCAAGAATGGGTAGGAACACTTACAAATATACTTCCTGTATATGACCCTATTCCTGCAACTTTAACTTCTTGTGATGGAAGTACACTTACAGATTATTTTAATTGTGCTATACCTGCAAATCAAGCTGTTGGATGGCAAAAAAGAGCTTCAGGAATTACTGCTATAAATGAACCGATAAAAATAATAGCGTCTAATTTAAACACTTATATTGACTTGCAATTAGTTGCAATGCAATACGAAGACACAAACAATCTTCTAACTTATGCGTATGAATACTATAGCATAGCAAGTAGTATTGTTACATTTTCAAAACTTGGAAACGCAAGAAGCTTACATAGCAATAGGGGATATGAGATAGGAATTGTTTATATGGATGAATTTTTACGTTCATCAACAGCCCTTGTAAGCCCTTTAAATGTGGTCTACACCCCTTGCTCATCATCGGTAAATAAAAACTCAATACAGGTCACTATACCTGTGTCACAAGTAGCTCCATATTGGGCGACAAGATATAAGTTTGTAATAAAGCCTGACCAAGAGGGATACCAAACGGTATACTCAACCCTTGTAGTACAAGACGCTAATTTAATTTGGTTTTTACTTGAGGGTGAAAATATGCAAAAAGTTGAGGTTGGCGATAGACTTATTGTAAAAAAAGATTCAAGTGGACCAACTGAAAGTTGTATATATACAACTGTTTTAGAAAAAATAGCAAAGCAAGCAACAGGTGCATTTACTATTGCCGGAGTGTACATGCGCTTAGAAGCAGGTAACTTTAACTCAGAGGTTAGTGCTACACCAATTTATAATGATAATGGTTCAGGAGCAGAAATAGCTGTTGTTGATTGGTCAGACCCTGCTTTTCCTGTTCCTCCTTCAGCAGTATATACGGACCTTGATGTTCCTATTGGTTCAACAATAGGATTTATGCTATACACTTATAGAAACCAAAATTTTGGATGTAAAAAAAGAGAAGTAAATGGAGGTAACGCTTATTCTTATTTTACTGCAACTCAATCTTATGCTAACTTAGAAAGTTGGTTTTTAGGAAATCTATCGGCTATTATGGCAACTTTTAGTAGCATACAAAATGTTCAAATGACTATATCATGGTATGGTGTTTATGGTTTATCTTATTCTGCAATGAATACTTTTGTGACTAATGCTGTTTCTTCAGATGATATGAGATTGTATATAAATCGCGACCCTAGTAATAATCAACTAACTTTTTGGATGTCGGGCACTGAAGCTTGTAATTGCTTTGATTGCGATTCAGTAGCAAGATTAAAATTTTCATTGCAAAGAACTACAACAGATCCTGCATTTATATTTGAAACACTTCCAATAGATGCTTTGCCCGATGTCTTTTTAGAAAATAATTTATCATTTGCTATAAATCCTACTACAGGAGAACACTATGGAAATGTGCAAAACCAAAACTTGGGGTTTGGGTTGCCTGCAATTATAGACACAGGTTTCTTTAATTGTTTTTCTTTTGGCAATGGAGTTGAAAGTTATAAGGTTAGAGATTCAATAGTAGGAAGAGAATTTAATCTTGGAGAAAGAGTTACATCTGTTTCTGCTCAAGATTATAAAGAAGCACATAGATTTTCAGATATAACATATAGTGGTATATATAACCCCGAGTCTAACTTAAACAAATTAAATGAGTTTAATTTAGGACTTTTAAATTATAAATATTTAGAGTCTTCCTTTGGATATATATATATATTAGATGGCAGAGAAACAGATGTTTTATGTCTTCAAGAAGATAAGGTATCATATGTATTGGCAGGAAAGAATTTGTTGTCTGACGCAGGTGCAGGTAGGGCACTGACTGCAGTTCCTGAAGTATTAGGAACTCAAATTGCAAGAACTGAAAAATATGGAATAAGCCACAACCCTGAAAGTTATGTTCAATGGGGTGCTGATAGATATTTTACTGATGTAAAGAAAGGTGCTGTAATTCATATTCAAGGAGATTCAATGCAAAGCGACCAACTAAGAGTAATATCTGAATTTGGAATGAGGACTTGGTTTAGAGATGAATTTATTGATACTCAAACTACACAGAAACTTGGTGGCTTTGACCCATACATGAATGAGTATGTACTAACAAGTAATGACATACAAGTGCCAAGTGTAGTAGACTGCTTTGGGTGTGGTCAAATAAATTCATTTAATATAGACAATACAGGTAAACCTGAAAGAATAATAAGTTATTGTGTAAAGTTAACTAACTGTATTGCAGATGGAAATATTGTATTGCAAACAGATTCTGTAGAAGGAGGCGGAATTAATGTGGATGTGTTTTATGATGGAAATATTGTATCATCAGGATTTGTTGATACAATTGGAACAACAAATTTTTTTTATAGCGTAAACAATCCTATTGTACTTGAATTGCAAGTTGTTATTACTATTGATGCAGGAGCAAATGTAGTTTTTGATGTTGATAATCAATGTCAAGAGTGCGACAGTTTATATATAGTTGAAGTAGTCATTACTGACAGCTCAAATGCAGGTATGTTTATACA